AGATGGCGCAAGCGCTTGCTGCCGTTTTCAAACCAACACAAGTAAACAATCAACAAACCCCGAAACCTATGAACATCATTTTTAAGAACATCTGCAAGTTCCTATCCTGTGAACATCTTGCTTCGGAAGATGGAAAGGTGTCGCTTACTGAGGCGCAACTGAGTGATTTGGAAAGTGCGATGCAAGCCAACCACGACATGATAGCGGAGCTATCTATCAAGGTAAAGAACGCAGAGGACGAGAACAAAAAGCTCACCGAGACGAACAAGTCGCTCGATGAAGCAAACAAAACGCTCGAAGCGAAAGTGGCCAACCTCCCTGCTGCATCAACCACCGCCATCGTAGATGACAAGAAGCATGAGGACCACGAGCCCACAGCTTACGAACAGTTCATCAATGCTGGCGAAACGGCACGCAAACTTTATGACAGTTTGCCATAGTAATCTTATAACCTCATAACCTTAAAACTCCAAACTAACATTATAACCCCAAAACTTAAAACTCATTCCCATGGCTGGAAAATTCTCTTTCACCCTACAAGAATATAAGGACGCGGCACGCAAGTACCGCTCCGACTTCCTGCGCTTGCCGATTATCGGCTGCGAGGAAACGCTCAAATTCATGACAGGTCGCCCAGGTATTCGCTACAAGGAAAGTGTGGGTACGCTCACGGCTGGCGCTCAGTTCGCTCCTTACAAGCCCTCTCGCAAGACAGATGCCAACTTGAAGTTGGACTACCGCACCTTGGAAACGTTCTTCGGTTCGGTAGTGGCTAACTTTGAACCTAACTCTGCCATCTCTACCTTGCTTGGCACAGGTGCCACCAAGGGAGACGGACAGAAGTCTACGCCCACAGCTCGCGAGGTGTTAGGACTGATTGCCAAGTCGCTCTCTGAAAACTTGAACATGGCGATTTGGAAAGGCACGCGCAATGCGGACGGTGATACCACAATGGACCTTTTCGATGGTTTTGACACCATCACGCAAAAGGAAGTCACTGCGGGTACGATTGCTGCGGAACATGGCAATTATCTGAAACTGGACAAGGCGATCACGGAAGCCAACGCGGTTGATGTGGCAAAAAAGATTCTCTTCTCGCTCGATCCGCGTTTGCGCTCACAGGAACTTTTCCTGTATTGCTCGCAGGATTTCGTGGATATGTACAACGAGGCATATCTTCTTACGCACTCGGCTATTCCGTACAACACGAAGTACAACCAACCCACGGTGGAGGGTTCTAATGGCAAACTCACTTTCTGCCCGTTGTGGAACAAGTCGGACTCGAAGTTCATGCACGTGTCACCCAAAATCAACATGCTTTATGGCTATGACCAGATGGGCGACATCGAAAGTGTTGATGTGGAACGCTTTGAGCCGTTTGTGCTTTCTTACATTGCCACCATGTTCTTTGGCGTGCAGTTCGAGAGTATTGACAAGCGACGCTTGAAGGTTATTGAACTGGCTGAACAAGGTTGATAATCAGTGGAGAAAGGTGGGCGCGGTGGTAATTTATCTTGATTGTCACCTCGCGCTTGCCTATTATCCAAACTAAATAAATTCAGAAAAATGGCAAAGACTTGCACATCACTTCAAAAGTCGCTCGGCTGGTGCCAAGGCACGCCTGAGCTTCCCGGCGTTCGTCGCCGTATCTATTATACTTCCAAGGGCGACATTGCCCAATGGCCCACACTTCCACGTGACGAGAACGGACGGGTAACTGCTGCCACGTACACGGGCAGCTTTACCCTAAAGGCTGATGCCAAGTGGAAGTATATCGACATTCTGCCCGAAAAGTCGCAACTCACCTCTGAGGCACAGGGCGAGTTGCCCAGTCAGACGCAGTTGAACAAGCTGACTGCTGTTCACCCTGGGGTGGGTGCAGAGGCGAGTGCCGCTGCTGCTTATCTCAACAACAATGACAATGTGTTCTTGGTGGAGGACATGAAGGGCAAATACCGTGTAGTGGGATCTGAAGCCTGGACTACCAAGACCACGGTGGCACAGGACCTTGGTCAGGGTGCCACTGGTACCACAAGCACCACCATTGCGGTAGAAGCTACGGACGAATGTCCTGCGCCTTTCTACGAGGGTACTATCACAACGGAAGAAGGTGACATCGAAGCTGCATAATCCGAACGCGGGCATGATTGATTTGGGGGAAATCTTAGAAGAGATCAACGTCCCAGACCTTTCGTGTCCGCTTGCTTTACAAAGCAATACGGACAATCCGAAAGAGAAGGATCTCTTTGCGGAACAGAAAAGGCATGCTTGGGACAAGTCGGTCGAAGCGCGTTGCGACTTCTCCCGTAAAGTCCGCATCACGCGAAGGGCTGATGTGTTCTTTATCTCGCTTTGGCAAAAGTCTCTTTATGGGCGCACATTAACCGAGATAAAGGGTGACGACAACATGGTGGACTTCTTTGCTGACAATGTGGCTCCGCTCATTGCCGACATTTTGGGCAATGAACTAAAGCATGGTAATTGGTGTATTGTCACCACGCCCAAACGTAGGCACTTGGTCAAGAACTTTGCCACACGTATAAGTGAAAAGATAGCAGTCTTGCTATCCGTTCCCTTTTACGAAGATGTGGCGCATTGCCATAGCAAAAAGCGCATTGGGGCAGTGTTCTCGCTCAACGTGTTGCCACGTGAGCAGAACTGTATCGTGTTCGATGATTTTGTAACAACTGGCTCTACATTGAAAGCAATGAAAAACCTCTTGCTTGAACATCACAAGAATTGTGTGTTCTTCACGGGCATCAACAATAAGTTGTGATGCTGACTTTATAACCTCATAACCTCCAAACTTAAAACTACACCTCTTATGGACAAAGAATTTACCAATAAATTACAAACATGGCTCTCCCTGCCTCGCGAGGATCGCGATTGGGACGAGGGCGCATTGATGCTCCTGCAACTGACAGGCAACAAAATCATGTATCGCAACCTCAGTGTGAACCCTGAGGGCAAGGCTAACTTCATTGAAGGCAAACTCCAGCAATACTTGGAGTTCCGCTTGGCGGAATTGACGCATGAACAGGTCAAGGAGATGCAGCACGCTGTCGAGGAGATAGTAAAAGAGCATACCGAGTTCAAGAGCGATGACAATGAGGCAAAGAATTTCAAAGCTGGTAAGCGAGCTGACCATGACACGCTGCCCGAAGAAATCCAGGCTCTCTATGTCGAGAACCTTGATTTGGTGCATCGTATGCGTGAACTTCATTTGAAGCTCCGCACGATGAGCACGACGGACTCCACTTGTGCGGACTCCGACCGCTATCCTTTCCTCAAAGAATTTATCAAATTGGATAAAAAGCTGCACGACAATTGGAACGTTTATGACCATTTCGTGACAAAGGCAGAAACGGCAGAAAGTGCAGAAGAGGCAGAAGCGAAACCTAAGGCGAAGAAAAGCAAGAAGGCATGAAACGCTCGGCATCGATCTCTGACTATTTGAAGCCATTGGCAGATACGCCCAACCAAGCCTATCTGACCAATGCTTTGCAGGTGGCAGATGTCTTGGAGTGGATATTGCAACAGGTGGGGAAGTCGAAGGTATGGCAAACTTCGTTTTCCATTTCGGAAGAGTTCTTGCGTAGACTATTCTTTATCGAAAAGGGAGGCAAGGTGTTGGAGTTCAACCTGGTGTTGGATCACAAGGCTACAAACAAGACCTTGAAACTCTGGTCGTTCATCTGCCAAGTGATGAAACGTACCTATCTCGCGGATAACCACTCAAAGATCTTGCTGGTGGAGAGTGAAGCGGGTGACACCATTTCTGTTGTCACCTCGCAGAACTTGACCCGAGGCAACCGCCACGAGTCTACGTTTATCTCTACCGACAAGGCTATCTTCGCTGCCTTGCACGGACAGGTGACGGACTTGATACGAAACCATTCTGTGCCACTGAATGACTTGTTTGCACAGAGGCTCACGCAGAACGGAGCGAATGATTAAACGCTCTCCCGTAACAGATATTTCTATCCCCTATAACAGAAAATACTATTCCTATGGACTACACCGAAGAACAACTTACCCAAATAGAACAATATGCTTCCATCTATCTTAAAATCTCTGATATGGCGGTCATTCTCGGCATATCGGCTACCCAACTTCGCGAGGATATTGCTGCCAAGAGCACGGAGGTATCAAGGCGATACCACCGTGGCAAAGCGGCTAGCCGTGTAAAGCTCTTGCATCAGGAGATGCAGCTCGCTTATGTGGGCAGTCCGCTGGCTCTCGAGAACACCCGAAACAACTTGTTGGACATGGAAGATGATGAATAACTATGAGTTTACCGAACATTGTAGAGGCGGCTAAAGCCGACCTCTATACTGCCAAAGAGGAACTTTTGCAGAAATATGCACAATCGCAGGTGGAGCACCTGCTTCGATTGCGCGACATGGTTACTTGGTCTATTGCCAATCCCGATGCCAAAGACCGCCAATTTGTGGACGAGGAGCGAACCCGTTACGGGTTGTCGCTCGTTACTGCGTATGCGGACTTGAAAATCGTGAAAGCCATTCTGCCCAATATGGGCGAGGCTTCACGTGATTTTCATCGCTGGCGCTACAACGAGATGATCCTTGAAACGTACCAGATGGCGAAGAAACGCAAGGACACAAAGACGATGGAAAAAGCGGCTACGAGCTATGCCAAGTTTAACCGCATTGACATTGAGGACGAGCAGAGTGTGCCGTACCACATGATTGTGGTGCAGCCTTTCTTTCCCACCACCGACCCGCGTGTGGTGGGCATCAATCCTGTGCCAAACATTGATGAGCGTATTCGCAAACTCACCCGTGAGTTAAGCGATACGCACCCCGATACAGAGAATGTGGAATATGAAGAGGCTGATTTGCCGCTCGATGAAATCTTTAAGGAGGAAGATGATGGACAAGGAGAAAACGAATGATAAACACGTGGACACCTCGCTTTGGGACGAAGAAAGCAAGGCACACGCCAACCGCGTGTACTTCAATAAACCGCAGCTTTTGACACAATATATCGGTGCCAAAACTACGGTCATTGTGGCTGGGCGACGCACGGGCAAGACGGACTCCATCGCCTCGCCCTTTGTGCTGCGCAATATGCAGCGCATGCCGGGAAGCACGGGAGGAATTGTGGTGCCTACTTTCAAGCATGGACTAACCAACACACTTCCCGGTCTCTTTGCTGCTTGGAAACGGTGGGGCTACATCAAAGGGGTGCATTATGTGGTGGGACGCAAACCTCCGCGTTCTTTTGCGAAGCCTATCACGGAACCTGCGGATTATGAGCATGTGGTGACTTTCTATAATGGCAGTGTTGCCATTATCATTAGCCAAGATCGCCCGGGCTCGTCGAACTCGCTGACGCTTTCTTGGCTCCTGATTGATGAAGCGAAGTTCATTGACTATGACAAGCTGAAAGATGAAACGCTCCCTGCCAATGGCGGCATTCGCTCTTATTTCGGGCATCACTCGTTTAACCATTCGATGATGGTTTTGAGTGATATGCCTCAGACCACGAAGGGTTCGTGGTTCCTGCACTATGAGCAGAAGATGGACACGGAGTTGATTGATACAATCAAAGGAACGATCTATAAGATTTGGCAGACCAAACAGCGCATTGCTGATTTGAAAGCGGCACATCAAGTTGTGCCTGCTTACTTGCCTTCGTACCTGAAATGGCTGGATCAATCGCTGAACAAGATGCGCAGTGTGGCGGTGTATTACAAAGAATACTCCACCCTCGAAAACTTGCAGTTGCTCGGGGAGGAGTATATCCGTCAGATGAAGCGCGACCTTACCCCAAAAACGTTTCAGACGTCTATTCTCTGTCAAAAGATTGGCATCTCGCATGATGGCTTTTACTCTTCTATGCAGGAATGGCACAAGTACGATGCTTCGGATTTTGGATACCTCGACTCGCTCGGTTATGACCGAATCATCGAGGAGGCACAGCAGGAACGGTATTCCATACGCTCGCTGAGCAACTTTTCCTCGCTTCACTCGTCTCTTGACTGCCGCACCGATGCGGACCTCGACCCAATGGCTCCACTCTGTATTGGCATGGACTACAATGCCAATATCAACTGGATTGTGTGCGGTCAGCCTCGCGGCAACCGCCTAAATGTGCTCAAATCTTTTTACGTGAAATTTGAGCGCAAAATCCCTGCGCTCATTGCAGACTTCTGCACGTACTATGCTGCTCACCCGAACCACAGTGTGGTTTACTATTATGATGCTACTGCGCTTGGCTCGAACTATGCGGTGAATGACCAAGACTTTCATTGGGTGGTGGTGCATGAGTTTGAACGCAATGGTTGGGCGGTGAATGATGTGTATCTAGGCAATCCCATGCGACATGATGAGAAGTATTTGCTAATCAATCAGGGGTTTGCTGGTAAGCAACGTCTGATGCCTTATTTCAATCGGCAAAACAATGATGACCTTATCCTTGCTATTCAGTCTGCTGGCGTGGAACGCGGTCGTAATGGCTTCCGCAAGAATAAGTCCACAGAGAAAAATCCCGAATCAGAGGAGGACTTGTTGGAGCATCGTACCGATGGCACAGATGCGTTTGATACGCTGTATATTGGGTGTGAGAAGTTTCCGCAGCATGATTTTTATGGATATTCGGTGGGGGGAGTGAGATAACATTTATAACAACTTCAACAAATCAGTGTATTTGTTTAACTTTGCAAGCAAATAAAAAAATAGAATGGCAAGATACAATAAACCACCTCTCAACTATTCAGAACAAGTAAAACTACTTGAATCACGAGGCTTGATTATAGGAAACAAAAAGAAAGCCGAACGATTGCTGGCTAATATCAGCTACTATCGTTTGAGTGCATATATGTTGCCGTATAAGGTATGCATGAATGGCTTTATACAAGACCTATTCAAAGATGGTACAACTTTGGATATGGTTTATGACTTGTATAAATTTGATAGAAAACTTCGATTGCTACTTTTCGATGCGATTGAACGAATTGAAGTAGCCATACGAACGCAAATAGTGACTCAACTGAGTTTGAAATACGGATCACATTGGCAAGATAATCGTAGCATTTTCAGAGAGCCTCGCCAATGTAGAAGACGCAATGGGACAACATTCACTGATGATGTGTTCAGTGATATTCAAGAACACATTCAAGATAGACTACGCAATGATCGTTCCGAAACATTCATACAGCATTATCGAGAAACTTATTCAGAACCTACTAATCCACCTTCATGGATGAGTGTAGAGATAATGTACTTCAACCAACTATCACGTATTTGTGATGGTTTGAAACGAAGAGCAGATATCGTAGGCATTGCAAAATACTTTTCTTTGCCACCTAAAGAGTTCCAATCATGGCTTCATGCTCTTAATTTTATTCGTAACTTGTGTGCTCACCATGCACGTTTATGGAATCGAGACATGAATATTGTTCCAGAGAAATTGGAGTTTTCAAGGACTCTAACGTGGATAAGCAATCCTGACACGGTTAGGCGCAACAAAGTGTATTATACATTGTGTATGGTCAATTATTTCCTACAGACGGTAACACCACGTTCTATGTTTAGAAAGAGATTGAAGGTTTTGTTGCAGCAATATGCGGCCGTACTTGATTTATCTTCAATGGGATTCCCTGAAGATTGGGAAAACGAAGAAATGTGGAAATAAATGCTCAAAAATATTGCACAGTCAGAAATGAATTCTTATCTTTGCAGTTGTAAAAAGATAGTTCTATAACTAAAAGATAATAGGCCTTTCAGGCTTGCCTTTTAGGCAGCATACTTGAGGGGCGTTCTTTAATAACGTTGCTCATTTATTGAGCAACGTTTTTCATAAGTGCCCACATCGGCAGGTCGCGATGTCTGCACTATAAAAAAGATGACTGGGAATGTAGTGATTATCATTGCATTCCCTTTATTTATATTCAAGCCCACCCTTTCGGGCAATCCTTTCTTTCAGCCGCCGTGCGCATTGGCTCTCTTGCTGTGCGCATGGCGGCTTTTTCGTGCGCTTGGGTGTGGAGGAGTGGGAGAGGTGGATTACATGGTAGGGGTTAGATGTGGGGCGATGGCAAGCACCTTACTTCGGCAATTTCGTGACACGGCAGAGGCATTATCGGAGATGTTCTTGGTCGCCTCATGCGCTTTGTCGGAAGGCAGAGCGCATAGTCTTGGACTTTTGCAGTATTCGCAGCATTGTCACCGCTCATTGATACGAGCCAGATGTGGGTGGCTTTTGCTCAGATTTTACCACAGGTAATGAGGATAAGATGGTCGCTTTCTCTCATTTTCTTAGATTTTAAGTGTATGACGATGTGGATTTGAAGAGGTTGGTTTCGATGAGATGTTCATCACGCAGTCAGCAGAGATTTTTGGCGATGGTGGCAGCTCCGGCATAGCTTGCCCCGACAAACATATCCGGCATGCCTTCTTCGGGTTTATCACCACCTGACAGATGTCATGGGGTCGTCTCCTCTGCTACGATTTCCACACCATTGACGCACTCGGAATGGGCAGTGTGTGTCATATTTATACTATCGTCCATTTTTTACAAGGGGTAGCAAGGTGCTCCCATTATTTTTCCTGTGCAAAGTTGGCATGAAGCGGCTTTGCGGCAAGGGCGCGTTTCTCTTATCACAAAAATTTTTCAGAAAAAGATGTTCGTTCCTCTGCACTTTTTCCAAGCCCGTGAAGGGTGAAAATTTTTTGCGCTATCCCTTGTCCTCCAAGCCTAATGACTTCATGCCCTTAATTGCACGTAAAAATCAAGGGAGCACCCCGATGCCCCTTCTCAAGTAAAAAATCTTCAAAAGTATAAATTATCATGACACACACTGCTGTACATTCCGAGTTCGTTTCAATGGGTTTCAATCGCAAGCGCAGAGTTTCCTTCCCCCACGACATCTATCAGGTGGTGGTTAATGGAGAAGAAGGCGAATATGCCGAATATGAAGTCGAGGCTGACAGCTATGCCGAAGCTACCGCCATAGCTGAAAATCTTGCTGCTGACAGCATGATCAACATCTCTTACATCGAAGTTTACCTCTTCCAATAAATCCACATCGTTCACACACTTAAAATCTTACAAGAAAATGAAAGCTCTCAATCTTATTCTCATCACCAGTGGTAAAATCAGTGAAGCCACAGCCCACATCTGGGTTGTATCAATCAGCGGTGACAATACTTCTCGCGTCTACTGCAAAAGTCCTTACAAGGCTATGCGCTATGCCTTCCTCCTAAAAAAGCGCACGGGGCTGAACATCTCCGATAATTGCCTCTGCCGCGTCAGCCACGAGATTGCACGAAGCAAGGCGCCCGCCACCGCCCCCGAGGGTTCTGCCCCTGCTCCCATGCAGCCCGCCTCTGCCGCTCCTACCACCACACCCAAGCGCACGAGAAAGCCTGCCGCCAAGCGCACTACACGCAAGAGAGCCAGTGCCACGGCTTGAAGCTGAAAGGAAGGATCGCCCGAAAGGGCGGTCTTTTCCGTAACCCGAGGTTTGTGCGATATTGCGAGGGTTATTTAGTTTCCGATCGTTTATGCAGTACAATTATAATCCCCAAGGGTATAGCTTCACTTCTTCCATTCCCGATGTGTTCACCATCTCCGACTTTCAAGGCAGTTCCGTGTACTTGTCCATCTATATCAGCCGCAGTGAAGATTCTATCTTCTCTACCACACTTTATGCTTATGGTGGACAGGCAAGCATCTATGATCTCCGTTCCATCATTGAAAGCTATATGGAGGAGAAATCGCTCGTTCATGCCGCGTGTAGTTTCCGTATGCAGGTGGACAGAAATGACTTCACTTTGGGCGAATTTACCTTAATTTACTGCAAACCGCAAATTCAGAATGCGGACTGCAAGCAGTTCTTGCAATCGCATTTTCTCACGCCTCATGCTGTGCGTCTCGTACCGCACGACTTTCAGATTGATTTGCAGTATTTTGTTTTCCCCGATGAAACAGGGCAATGCTCCACGTTGTTTGTCATTCAGCCCGAAGGGGAAAGCCAGCCCATTTCGCTCTCCGTCTCTGCTTTGCCCATCGCTTCCAAGCAATTTGACCTTTGCTTTGAGGATCTGAACGAAGATGACCTACTTGCCCAGTTGCCCCAAGGCACCAAGGGCAAGTTGTTGTCCGTTACCCTTTATCGAGGTGCACGGACTTTCACGCTCTTCTTTACAGACGAGCCACCCACACTTACGCTCTACTATTACAACGCCTTCAACGTTTACGACACACTTTATCTTACCGCTCAGACCAAGCGCAAACTTTCCTTTGATCGCAGCACCGCCATTTGTTGTGGGCAGAGTTCCTCTTACGATGACAACACGGAGGTTGAGTATGAGAGCGAAACTTCCGCTCTCTCATACCTGCAAGCCAAGCACGTGACTTCCGCCCTGCAATCTCACACCTTGTTTCTCATCTCTTCCGACTATCCGTCGGGCACTTCCATTCTCATCACGGACATTGAGAGCGAGCTTTCGGATGCCACCACCGCCAACTGTTCCGTGAAGTTCAAGTGGAAACCTGTTCGCCAACAGCCTGTCCTAACTTTCACTCGCAAGCGCAATATCTTTAACTCCGTCTATAACAATAGTTTTGACTAATGCCCCACGCTATCCACATCACCACGCTCAAACGTATGCTCCAATCTCCCGAACCCGTAGACATCAAACTATGGACGCGCTCGGGTGAAATCCAATGCTGGCACCGCTGTATCTCGCTTCGCTATGACTTCTACAAAGGCACGCGAAGAATGAAATTGCTGGATAGCAATGAAATCCGACAGCTGAGAGATGTGTGCGTGTTTGAAATCAATGGAATGGAGGTGTTTATGTGAAAATATTCTGTTACACACTTGTTTGATTGAAAATAACTTTGTACTTTTGCAATGCTAGAATCCGCCACGCTTCCCGTAGAACAGCGTACCAGGGCGGAACTTTTTGTTTATATAGGCTTATGATTTATACGAACCCACCACTTAGTACAACTACTCTAATTGCAAATCTAAAGACTGATGGTCTCTCTGTCAATGATGAAAATTTTGCAGAAGACTTCTTGAACAATGTAAGCTACTTTCGATTTAATGCTTACTTGCGTCCTTTTGAAGATGTTAATGGTTCAATTCGTTTCAAACCTAACGCCACATTTGATAAAGCGGTTGCCCTTTATCGTTTTGATGCAGAGCTTAGAAACTTGCTTTTTTCTGCAATACAATTAGTTGAAATCTCTTTACGATCAAAAATAATCAATCAGTTTTCGTTGGCTCATGGTGCTTTTTGGTTTATAGATCCAACGATGGCTATAAATAAACATAAGTATTCTGAAAACCTCAGTACTTTAGAACGCGAGTTATCTCGTTCTAAAGATGACTTCATACAGGAGCATTACGATAAATATGGACGTGAAGACTTTCCACCTGCGTGGAAATTGTTAGATCTTACTTCTTTCGGAACACTCACTAAATTATACTTTAACTTTGCCGATCGCAGAGTGAAGAAAGCAATAGCTCGTTCCTATGGGGTACCACAGCATGAAATTCTTGAAAGTTGGATGAAAGCGGTTAACACCTTGCGCAATTCATGTGCGCATCACAACCGCGTTTGGAATCGAATCATGCCAGTTATGCCTCAAATTCCTTTAACATTGCGTAATGCATGGATTTCCTCTCGTCCAAGCAATTCTAACAGACTATACGCAGTCTTATGTTGCCTTATCTATTGGCTGAACTCGTTTCACCCTAGCAACTCGTTGGTTGATGACTTCAAAAAGTTGTTGACCAAGTATCCCAATACAGATGTCGCAGCCATGGGATTCCCTAACAACTGGGAAACTGAACCTTTGTGGCAATAATATAAAGCTAAGTCCTATTGCTTACTATGGGACTTAGCTTTATTTATATGATTCTATAGCACTTTCTGAATAACCAATTCCAACATCGGAATCTCTCTTATTACAAGATAGGCACTACAAAGTGTATTGCCACGAAACTCCTTCATCGAACTTATATCTACTTCTGCTCGAATATTATTTGCTTCAATCGTAGTATTTGTTACCAAACATTTTATATTACCAGATTGTGCAGTTTCCAACACCAATGAATCGCCTTTGACTATTAACCTTGGAGCATTCAAAGGAATATAAGCTATCCCCTTTTGCCCTGAAACACTAATAAGTGTAATGGGCAGCTTTTCTCTTACCCTTAGTGTGCAGAGCGTGATGGCTATAATCACTATCACAAAGGGAACAATCAAAAACGTTCCATATTTTACAATGATTCCTTTCATGCTGATGGCAGTTCTATTTGGTTTTGTACAAGTTTGAAGTAATATCCTTTTTGCTTGATGAGTTCGTCATGCGTGCCTTCTTCTACTATTTGTCCATGGCGTAGAACTATAATATTATCGGCATTTTTTACCGTGCTCAGTCTGTGTGCTATAACTATTCGGGTGCTTTTAGCAAAGTGCTTTTCAAGATTGCTCGTTATGCGTGCTTCGTTGTCTGCATCTAATGAAGAGGTGGCTTCGTCCATCATCAAGTATAGTGGATGCTTATAGGCTGCTCTTGCTATCATGATGCGTTGCTTTTCTCCACCACTCACACCAATGCCTTCGCTTCCCACCTTGGTATTTTCTTTTAAGGGGTGACTCTCAAACAAATCTGACAAACAAGCAATCTGTATAGCTTCGTTCAACCGCTGTTCGTCAGCTTTTTCCCCCATAATGATATTTTGTCGGATAGTGTCTGAAAATAAGAAGTTTTCTTGCATTACAATCCCTGTAGACTCACGCATGGATTTGGCTGAATATTTGTCTAAGTCCTCATTGCCTATCATAATTCGCCCAGATGTAGGCTGATAAAACTTTAAGAGCAACTTCATCAGGGTAGTTTTTCCGCTACCGCTTTCGCCGACTATGGCGGTCATCTTGCCTGCTGGTATCTTAAACGATACGTCTTGTAGCACTTTTTTCCCTGTGCTGCCAGCATAACTGAACGACACGTGGTCGACAAATATGTCTAAAGGAAAGTCTGAAGGGAGTGATTGTGCTTCTTGTGCATCTTCATTAGTACAGAGGTGGACTTCTTGCGAACGTTCGAGACTAATTTTGGCATCTTGATATTGTTGCAAAAAACCTGTTAACTGTCCCAACGGACCACTTATCATGCCAATGATAGTGGAGATACTCATCATCATACCCAACGTTAGTTCGTTGTTGACCACAAGCATGGCTATCCAATAGGTGATAATGATATTGCGCAGCTGACCGATAATGGTAAAGCCCGTGTTTTGTATTTGTCCTAACTTCAGACTCTTCTGGCTCATGGCGTACTGACGCATTTGCAGGTGTTGCCATTCCGAGAGTTTATAGTCATCGTAAGCATTCACCTTGATGTCGGTAATTCCTGACATCATTTCGTATAGCTTGTTTTGGTTGTCTACGCTTACTTTAAATTGCTCGTAGTCTAACGACTTCCTTTTGCGAAAAAAGTAGGTCATCCACAACGTGCTAATAATTGTAAATCCCAAGAATACGGCCAACACCAATGGACTGTAAAAGATGATGATTGCCATATAGAAAGGCACAGACAACAAAGAAAACAAGGTTTCCAATGTGCTACCTGTCATAAATGACTGCAAACGAGAGTGGTCGCTCAATCGCTGTTGGTAGTCGCCAATGCTCTTGGTCTCAAAGAATGTCATGGGTAATTTGAGCAATTTGCGTAAGTAGTCGCCCAATATGCCAATGCTGATTTGCGTACTCATATATAAACCAACCCAAGCTCCGATAGTGCTCATCAAGAAGCTACCAATGAACAAAGCTAACTGTGCTATCAATATGGTAGTAATCAACGACATATCGTGTAAGGCGATGCCGTCATCTACTACGCTTTGAGCCAAAAACGGACTTATCAATCCTAACAACGTGCCCACCAATAGGGCTAATAGCGATTGAATTAATTGAGCCTTGTAGGGAAGTATATACTTTCGAGCAAAGTCTCTCAAACTATGGCGTTCTTTGATAGCGGTCTTTTGGTAGAAATCCTCATTAGGCTCAACGGCCACAACAATGCCTTTGCCGCCATTCGACCAATGACGACAAAGTTCTTCTGCTGAAAACCATTGTTTACCAAATGCAGGATTGGCTATTTTGTAACGTGCCTTCTGTGCTGACCGCCCTTTTAGCTTTTCTAATACGACAAAGTGATTTTGATCCCAATAAAGAATGGCGGGAAGTGGGCAGTCCGTATATAATTGTTCCAACGACATCTCGAAGGTGGCACTGTTCATGCCAATGGCTGTGAGAGAATCGCGAATACCTGCTACGCTCACCCCCTCACGTGTGAGGTGGGCGAGTGAGCGCAGATAAGATAAGGGATAGTCTTTACCATAATACGATGCAACCATGCGCACACAGGCAGGGCCGCAATCCATTTGGTCAAATTGTCGGGAGAATTTCATGCTTTATTCTTTTAGCTTTTCTTTTTCTTGGGCATCACATTGAAGCGATATACCACGTGGAGCATTACGTAGCGAGGTTGCGAGTTGACCCATGTTTCGGTGCGACCTTGGGCATTCACAGTGTGCTGCACGTTGCTGATTTGCTTCAAGATGTCTACGGCATTGAGGCGGAAGGTAAGATTACCCTTTAAGATGGTCTTGGCCACAGAGGTGTTCCACACCCAGTTGGTGGTGTTGAGCGCGTTGTCGTTATAACCTCGGCGACTGTAAAGGTTGATATCTGTGGCGATTTGCCAATTTTGTGGCAAGTTGAGTGAAGCATTAGCACCTGCCGTAATGTCGAAGGCTGAGATATTGTCAAAGTCTACACGGGCTGAACGGCTATTGAGCCATGATATACTGCCACGTATACCAAACGAGTGTTTGCCCACCCGGTAAGACAACGACAATTGTTCGTTAAGTGTCAAGTTATTCACCACGCTGCGCTCAAGTGTTTCGCTTTCGGTAGCATAGTCTACGGAATGTACGTAAGAAGCGATGGTTACAGTCTGAAACTGGAAGGCCTCCTTCTTTCCGAAAGGCATTGAATATTGTACAGATTCGTATGTATTCCAATTGCCATTAATGTTTTTGGGCATCCAGGTGCTCACACCTGTGGCGCGATTGTAAAGGCGTGCTTGCGCAATGGCATTGTCAGTATGGGCGTAACTTGCATAGAGTACAACATTGTTGTGTCGCTGATTGTGAAATCTGGCATATCGAGCATTCACACTGTGTGTGCTAGGCTTTTCCAACCCTGGATTGTTCACATAGACGTTGGTAGGGTCGCTATCATTGGTCGTACCAAGTTGGTTGTAAATGCTGGGGACCGACTGCGTAAAGTTGTAGTTGGTTTCTACCTCGGTACGAATATTTTGACCATTGTCTTTATATTTGAACTTTACCATAGGGGTAAATTTGCTGACGGTTCGTGTCAACAGTGTGTCCACTTGGGCCTTGTCGTAATCAAGGTGCTCGTGCATGATGTCTCCGCGCAGAGTGAGATCTGCATTGAAGCTCTTGCTCGAACTCACATTTGGCACATAGAGATATGCGAAACTTACAAGTGGGCTAATCTTGTTTTGTGTCAAATTAGAAGCATAGGTATTGTTGAGGTCTACAGCCAACTGTTCGGGACTGATGGCAGAAGGGGGGACCATCATGCTTCCATTAGCTCCATTTGCAAACTCTTCATGCAGGTGCAGCAACGTGTTGACTTGATCGTAGCAATGAAAGTCATACTGAATCTCAGGTTTGATTAGTGCGTAATGTCCTGCACCGCTCTGATAAGGGCGGTAGTTCCAAGTGTAGGCTATGTCGGCATTCATGCCATATGTTTTGGAGACATAATCTGACTTTTGGAACAAATTGTCACCTTTGCCCACGTTGGGTGATGAGTTTCCATACACTCTGTTGAATGAACTGAGATAACGATTGGTGTCGCGACGATAGTTTCCCGTCAATGCTATCTCGATATTATCGTAGGTGGTGGGAAAAGATATTGTGGTGTTGGCAGCTAAGTTGGCTATCATCCAATCTGATTTTCCGTCTTGGTCGTTGCCGATGCGTGTCAAAAGGTTGCGAGTGAAACGTGAAGATGCCATTCCGTTTTGAGCGAAGAGTGAATCAAGTGACTGCACACGGTATTGCTCTTCTGGAGTCTCTGAGAATTGTGCACGACGACTAATGCTTGTGTAATCATTTTTCAGATAATCAATAGAGGGTTTCAACTCAAAGTAGGCACGCTCTGCTGAATATTGGAATTGATGTGCCGACATGAGGTGCAACTTTCGGTCGTTGCGAAGTGAATGCGAACGTTCGACAACGTCGCCTGTGTTGAAGTAATTCACATTGCTTCCCTTACGCTCCACCTCTGGTTCTTCGTGGGTAAGGGTCACGTTACCGAAGAGTTTGGTGCGGTCGTGCGAATAGAGATAATCCAATCCGCCCATTTTCACGTCCATCTCGCCATCTTGTGCCCAACCTCCGTTCCATTGACCTGAGGAACTGCCCATTTGGGTATCCTTGATGTTGTTGAGATTGGCAAAGGCGGCAATGCGCATCTTTCCGCTATATCCCATCCCGAAGGCTTTGCCCAAGTAGCGGTCAGAAGGGAGTCCATAACCACCTTCAACATTGCCTAACCAACCAGCAGAATAGGCTTTCTTCAGTATCACGTCCATCACCATGTGCTCGTCTGCACCATTGATTTTCTTACCATTGACTTTGGCCTTCAGATAATCATCGTTTGCCGCACGGTCGTACACCTTAATATTCTTCACCGTATAGGCTGGTAGATTTTCAAGGGCGACTTTTGGGTTGCCCGCAAAAAAGTCCTCGCCATTGACCATAAGGCTTTCGATAAACTTTCCATTCACCTTGATTTGTCCGTCTTTGAGTTCTGCTCCTGGAAGTTGTGCCACCAATGCATCCAACATGGAACCTTCTGCCAAGTCGAAAGCGGCCGCGTCATAAACTACGGTGTCACCTCGCGTCACCATCTTGATATGGGTGGCGCGAACGACGGCTTCTTTCAACTGCCTGGTCTTGATCTTTTTCATCCTAAGTGTGCCTATACCAAGGGTAGTATTGCGCTTGGTAGTCACAGTGAAATCTTTTTGAACTTCAGTGTATCCTTCTTTGTCTGCACGCAAAGTGTATTTGCCTGGACGAAAATCAAATTCAAACATATAAGTAGAACTTTCAACATCAGCACGTATAACTTTATATGGCACTTGAATACTATCATTGAAATACAATGCTAATTGTACTTTATCTAAGTGTTTTTCTGTAATCTCTTCATTGAGTCCAAAAATTACTAAGCACTTTTGAGCATTGGCCACATAGAACTGGCAAAGCATGAGAACTAAAATGGATAGAAAATTTCGCATATGTATGGAATTTGTTTATATTTTATCATACAGAAAGGACTTGTACCCTCATTATTAGAGAGTACAAGTCTGGTTAGCTTAAAAACCGATGCACATTGTCGTTACAGTGGGAGTTGGTGAAGCACTGGGGCCAATTGTTGGTGTTGTTGGTGTTGTTGGTGTTGTAGGACCACAATAGTTGATTGTACACTGGTTTGAGCACTCAGGATTGGTGCATTCACCATTCGTACACTTGGGATTTCTGCAAATGTTTGCGTTTATATCCCCAATGATTGCCTTACCAACAGCAATCGATCCGAAGCCTCCTCTTAGGAGACCTTCGGCACTTGTCTGCAGTGGAGTATAATCCGACTGGACAAGCTGAACAAGATTTCTCTTGACCTTCATTGTAAATTATTATTTGAGGTTAATATTAGGCAATTTCTTGCCTTCGTTAATAATGTAGCGTACTCGTTTGTCGATTATTGCTACCTTATTTTCTTGTGTATATCCTGCAATGCAACCTGTAGCACCATTATGCTCTACCTTTTGCTGGCTGCATAAGCCATTGCACAATGGATAAATACTACATTTCATGCAAGCTTCTGTGCCCCATTTCAGTTTTGAACGGAGTAAAGATTTCTCGTTAAGTTGTAATGTGCCTTCTTCATTGATTGCTCCTTCTGACTTTTCTGGTGTAAAGTCTCTTGCCGTGCAATGGAAGAGATTTCCGTCATAGTTAATGACTATGTGGTTATTATGTTCTGCATAGCAACGATACTTCTCTTGAGCATGTATGTCTGATGCGTTATAGCCACTTTCGACAAGCGTCTGGTAAACCTTATCTATATGGTTCTCTACTTCTTTATCACTTCCATGGTCTTGCCATACTCTGTGGAAATTGATTTGAAGATTCTTGGCAGGAACTATGCCTGTCTTTTCTAAGTCACCAGCCAAATCCAGGAATGTTGCTACATTTTCTGTCGTATAATTACAACGTAGTGAAACATTGAACAAAGGATTAGTCAGAGCATTCTTGCAATTCTCTAAGATTTTAAAGTAACTTCCTGTACCATTGGCTGTATGCCTTGTCTTATTATGCATACGCTCATTACCGTCTAATGTTATTTGAAAATGCACTGGCACTTTGAGGGAAGACAAAAAGTCCAATACCTTAGGAAAAAGCAAATAACCATTGGTTGTGAAGCCTACTTCAAAGTTCTTACCATTGCTGATTGCTTGCTGATGCGCAAACTCTGCTAATGGTTTTACAATATGCTTGAACTGAATGAGTGGCTCTCCACCGAAAAATGACAAGTCAAAACTCTTCAGAAGTGGATCTGCCATTTTATTGGCAATGAACTTGTACACTCTTTCCGATATTTCCTCTTTCATCGTTCGATTTACTTGATGCTTCTCGTAGCAATACCAACAACTCATATTGCAATCCAATGTTGGATTAACGGTAAGAGAGAATGTTTTCGGATCATTATCTTCCTTATCCCATTGGGCGATACACTTGTCTGACTCGCTCTCGTTTTCTGGTACAAGGAACTGCTTTTCTTGCAGATAGGCGTAGAAGTCGGGGTGTATCTTGCGAATATCCTCTACGTCATGTTTTTCATACAAGTCCTTTACTTCTGGTGCAAGTACACTTACTTCATCCGTAAAAGCATTGTAGAGTACCCAACTCTCATCAATGAAAGATAGGTGATTATAAAGACTTTTCTTCATTATGTGTATTGTATTCATTTATCATTTTGTTTATTACGGAACCGATTACTCCTGATAAGGACAGTTCCCAATTCTTCTGAATATTGGGAATATAATCAGGAAGTTCCACTATTTCTGGAAACTCAGGGGCGAGTATTTCCCAATCATCAGATAGCCGCTCTTTATATTGGCTTACAAAGTTTATTGTTCGCCAATCTTGACAATCCTTTAAAAGACAGTGAGACTGTTCATCCAATTCTTGCAGGAACTCTTGCGAAAAAGTTTTTTTGGTCGACTTGTTGCGTTTGTTGAATCCCAAACGAGCTACAACATAGCAATAAACTCCACCCACTCCCTCAAGGAAAGAATGATCTTGATTACGTTTTATGCTCATACACATTATCTTTTTGTCAATTGTGCTCAGTTCTTCTTCGATACTATCTTCAATTAGATTGTGTGAGGCTGCGTATATCAAAGCCCAACCAATGCCAGCCAATCCATTTTGAAAAGTAAGATCATGACTTGCTTTTATGGATTTGCTCAATCTTTCCCATACTTCATATACCAGACTTTCAAATTCTGAGTAACCTGCTTCTACATAAAGTAACCCTGCTATAAGGATTCCCCCCATACCTGAGAACAGACCTGCATTTGATATTTTTTCTGTTTCCTTTAGGATAAAGATACGTGCTTTATCGGCTTCTTTGTCAGTGATTCTTATCGTCTTTTGTGCCACCTTACGGCAGATGTCATTCAAATTCTTTACGTAAGTAAAATCATTTTTTTTGAAAGTCTTGTAACACCGTGCTAATTTGTCAAGGTAATTCTTATGCAAAGACATATATTCCATTGCTTTGAAATATGTATCCTTGCTAAGATTCCAAGCTACCGCTTTGGCAAAGCATCTTTCTGATGTTGGAAACAACAATTCGCTGATAATCAGATTATTGTAGATGCATTGAAATGAGTAAACGGGATAAGGAAATTTCTTGCGATATATATGTCCAATCGTTAACTTGGGCAACAAATAGCAACCGCCTCCTTCTTTCCATGCTTTTATGCTGATGTATGCCTCTTCGCATCCATAATGTAAGAGCCCTTGCAATCCGTGTATCTTATTCCAGTAACTTTTTGAAGTAATATAGCCTGCTCCTAACACACATGGTATTTGGTTTACAGCACATGTTGGTAGACATTCTGTGTATCCATTCCAATCAATAGCAGGAACGTATTTATTGGAACAGAATGACAGATAAGCTCCTTGCGGAGAGTATGATTTGGGGTGAACGGATACGTTGCCTTCTTCATCCTTCTGCAAACATATCGACTTGCAACATAATAGACGGTGCGGATTTGCATCTAACTCTCTTACGATGTATTCTGCCCACTCTGAATCGTAAAAACGCATATGAGCATCAAGCAATATAAAGTAAGGTGTCTTAGCTAATTGAGCGCCTCTTTCCTTGGATAAGGAAGCACCTAACCTATAGCTGTTGCGTACGTATGTTACATTTAGTTCACGCAATGAACCTGCATAATCAAATCCGTCATCACAGTCATCATCAATTGCGATGATGTCCACAGACATTCCAACAGTGTCTCGAATACTTTTGGCGGTATTGGCAACCTCCTTACCCTCATTTTTAAAAGGCATCACCACAGTCAGTTTGTTTGTGGTATCGGGAATAAATGCGGGTTCTTGAAAAGCCTTTTTCTCCAGTTCTATCTGCTTCTTCAAAGCCCAAGCACGGATTATTTGGGTTTTCTGTGCTTGTTCCTCGTGATGACAAGTGGTAACTTGCTGCTCATGCAAACGATAGTAAGTGAACACTTTATCAAGATTGACAAATTTCTTACCGCTCGCAAGCATCCTCATCCAAAGGTCATAATCCTCTGCATACTCCATTTGCTTGTCATAACGGAATTTTTCTTTACCGTTGATACTTGCGGTACGGAACATGACTGTAGGATGGCAAATACAACAATAATCCAACAGATCTGAGATGCAAAGACTACCAATTTTCACATTGAGATCATATAATGGTTCCTTTGTAGATTGCTTAAACACAGCCATTCGTCCTCCTATGAAATCTACATCGGGATGATTTTCCATGTATTCATATTGAATTGCTAACCGATTGGGGTACATCACATCATCTGCATCCATTCGTGCAATATACTTTCCTTTGGCTTCATCTAACAATTTGTTCAAAGAGCCGACATAGTCATGCTGATTCCGAATCAATCGAATACGATTATCCCTTACGCTATTGACGATATCACAACTGTTATCAGTTGACCCATCGTCAACAATGAGTAGCTCTAAATCTTGAAAAGACTGAGACAAGACACTATCAATGCAATCCTTAATAAATCGGGCAGCATTGTACATGGGGATACAAATTGATATGTTTGGGGATTTTTCCATGTCCTTGTTGTTATTTGACGGCGCAAAATTACATACATTCCACTACAATTTTGTTTCAACACTATTACATTTATGTTAAGTCTTTTTTTCTCTCATCATTCGATCATACTTTTGGCACAAAAAAATACTAACTATGACCGATTTTAATTCTTTACAAATCACTTCGGTGAACGACCTGCCCGGCTATCATGCCGCGGCAGCGTTCACAACCAAGAGTTGCGAGGTTTTTAAGGAAGCGGAGGAAATTTCACCGCGCCATGTGAGCGATAAGGTGAGCTATATGCCTTGGGGAGCGGACGACCAGATGCCGTATGACATTATCAATCTGATTGAGAGTGACGAGACACTGAGCACTTGCCAAATGTTCAATGCAGAGGTGTGCTATGGGAGCGGTTTGGTGTACCAGACTGATGAAATGTGCAAACAGAAAGTGGTGAACGAGGTGGAAGAGTTCTTCTTGGATAACGACATGGCGAGTTATTTCCTCGGTGTTTGCCAAGATTTCAAGCACTTCGGCTTTGCCGTGAGCGTGATTATTCTCAATGAACAAGGCAACAAGGTGGTGAGGGTGCTGCGCAAAGAGGCTTGCTATGTTCGCTTTGCGCCAGCCAACAAGGAAGGCGTGATATCACAAGTGTTGTACGCGAATTGGCGCAACTCGGTGCAGGTGGAACAGGTGGAGGTCATTCCACTGCTCAACCCACAAAGTCCTTGGACGGACTTGCTGGCACAGGTGAAGAAGGGCAAACGCAAGTTTGCCGTGGTCAGCCGTGTGCCGACGCCTGACAGCACGTATTATCCCATTCCTTATTATGCCTCGCTTTTCAAGGGCAAGTGGTACAACATTAAGCAACTTATTGGGGTGGCAAAGGAAGCGAAACTGAAAAACTCTGCACCTATCAAGTACCACATTGAGATTGCCAAATCTTTTTGGAGCAATATCTTCAAGGCGGAGGGCATTACCGACCGCGTGAAGCAACAGGAGCGAGTGAACGAGGAGAAGGACAACATCATCAATTTCCTCACGGGCATGGAGAACTCGGGCAAGGTGCTTTTCTCGGAGTTTTATGTGTCTCCCAATGGGGAGGAACAGCATGATGTGGTGATCAACAAAATTGAGACGGACAAGGTGGGCGGCGATTGGGCTACGGACATCATCGAGGCGGTGAACATGATGTGCTTTACCATGCGTGTGCACTCAAACCTTGTAGGTTCTGTACCGGGTAAGTCGCAAACGAACAATTCGGGCAGCGACAAGCGCGAACTTTATACGATTGCACAAGCTTTGCAAAAACCGTATCACGACCTTTTGTTTAATGTGCATCGATTGATTATAAGGTTCAATAAGTGGGACGGGGCTTATCCCGACTGTCCGTTTATCCAGCTTACGACACTCGATGAAAATAAGGACGCAAAGCAGGTAAGCACAGAAGAGTAACTTTATAACCTCATAACCTAAAACCTCAAAACTACTATGTCTCTGTTGATACCCGATAACAATGTGCTTCTGCAATTCGTGCCGAATGTGCTGAAGTCTGTGCAAGGCGAGACCTTGCTCTTTGATAAGATTGCTCCGCACTTGGAGGTGGCGGAAGCGTGGCTTACGACCACGTTCCTCTCTGAGGCAGTCTTTACGGATTTGCCCACACGCAATGCAAACAACAAGTTACTGCATTACGCACGTATGGCGGTGGTGGCAGAAGCCATGCTCCATGCCGTGCCACAGTTGGATTTGGTGCTTACACCCAATGGATTTGGTGTTGTTTCAAACACCAATATAGCCCCTGCCAGTAAGGAGCGCGTGGAACGCTTGCTCCTATCGTTGGAGAAAATGCGTGATGACACGCTTGCGGTATTGTTGCCGTTACTGACGCAGGAATCGGCATGGGCGACAAGCGACCCATGCCAATACTGGAGCCAGACGCTTTACCCGTGGTTGGATCTGCCTCGGAAACTCGGCAGCACCGACCACTCTTGGCAGCGTTACCAGGAACTGCATTCTAAACTCATCGCCATCGAGGAACGATTGGCGCATGATTTCTTTTCCTGTGAGCTCTTGGCGACTCTGCGCCAAGCAGAGTTGTTGGGCAAATGGGGCGAGACCCCATCTGCACCGCACTACAAGCGTGCTTGGAGGCACATCTTCGCAATAGAACTGTATATGCTACGGGAAGAAGGAGAAGTCCCCATACCATCTTGCATTGAGGTCGTGAACACCCTCCGCAATGCTCCCGATGGCATTTTTGAGGAGTGGAAGCAGTCGGAAACCGCTGCTCTCTTTGAAAATCATGGGTACAAGAATGATAAAAGAAAAGGTGGGTATTGGTTTTGATTTTATACTGCTTTTTTTGTGATATCAATATAATATTCCTACATTTGCACTTATACTAATGCAACCCCTTAAAAATCAGCTATATGGAAGATTTAAGCTTTGGAATTTTTGTGGTAATCATTGTAATTCTTGTTATCATGCTAATTCGTTGGCGTCTAAATTGGGGACAGTCTTTTAGAGATAAACAAACTCAACAGATGATTGATCTCGCAAAAAAACGTGCAGCTTATGAGCAGCAACGAAAAGAAAACGAAAAAAAGAAAGAAAAAGCCAACACCATTTTTGTTAGTCCTAAAGGAGAAGCCCAAAAAGGTTCTTTTGAAAACAAAGACTTCAACATATAATGTAGCGTGTCTTTTCTATAAGTACAATGCTTCCATACTTTCGCAGTATGGAAGCATTTTCTATATCTCTACCTCAGTCATGGTCGGAACTGTCCGACCAGCAATTGCTGTTTTTCTTCCGACAAGTCGCACGCGATTTGCCGATGAACGAGGTGTTAGCCCTTTGCGTTTGCAAATGGGCTGAAATGGTTGTGCTCTGTCGTGCAGACAAACACTCCTGTTTGGTCAAGGACAGGAAAAGTAAACGCCAAGTGGTGCTTGCCGATTGGCAAATCACCTTTGCTGCGCGACAATTGGCTTTTTTGGAGAGCTTTGCTCCCAAGCCTGTGCGCATTTCTGTCATTGGCGGTGCATCGGCAGTCGCTGCCGACTTGCAAGCCGTACCCTTTGAGGACTATCTCGCTTGCGAGAACTATTACCAAGGTTTTCTGCACACGCAAAGCATGGAATGCCTTGCGGAGATGGCGCATTTGCTTTATCCGAAACTTTCGGACAAAGCTTGTTTGGAGAAAGCAGAACTGCTTTCTGTTTTCTATTGGTTTGCTTCCGTCAAAGCGAACTTCACCCGTATGTTCCCACATTTCTTCACCAACATACCCCAAGAGAAAAGCAATCTCTTGGGGAGTGCTGATATGGGTGTCGGAGAGGAACTCCGACAGGCGATGAACGCACAAATCCGTGCGCTCACAGGAGGCGATATCACCAAGGAAGCAGCCATTCTGCAAATGGACTGCTGGCGTGCCTTGACAGAACTTGATGCCAAGGCACAGGAAGCACAAGAACTGCGCAACCAACTAAAGTAACTTTATAACCTCATAACCTATGAACTTAAAACTTAGCTCTTGGAATGCCACAAACTTCTTCCGCGACCTCACGGCCCGCAACAAGTTCGCCACCGCACAAGGCTTTGCCTTTGCCCGTGTGTCGGGCTTGGAAGGCTTTGAAGAGGCACTGCAAGCCATGCAAAGCACCACGGCTTTTGTCTGTGTGAGCGACATGAGCCAAGGCTATATCGCTCTCGCCAACACCCCACGTACAAGGCGCGTGAAAACCATCTTTCTTGCCATGCGCCATGCCATTGATGACATGGAGGCAAGGCTCAGCTGCATGGAAACACTCAGAGAAGTGTTTCGTCAATTCATGAGCCAACTCATTCTTGAACGGACACGATTAGAACAATCGTGCATTTACCTCGATGAACGCATCACGTTCAACGAAATGAACGAGTATTTCTTTTCGGGCTGCGCCTGTGCCTACTTCCAAATTGCTGTGGACACGTTTACGGATTTAAGATACAATGCCGATGAGTGGAACAACGAATGATGCCGAGCAACGTGCCTTTTCCGAACGCGAAAAATTCGTCACGGCTTTCAACGAAACCATGCTCAAAATATGGAAGGAGCAAATGACCTTGCTCGATGTGATTGACACAGGTGCCTTGCTCGCTTCGCCCAAGTCGTTACCGCTCCGTGCCGACGGACGGTTTATGGAACTCGGTTTAAGTCAGTCTTTTTTAGAGTACGGACTTTGGCAGAACTTTGGTACGGGTAAGGAAATTCCACGAGGTAACAATGGTGACATCGGCAGGGAGCGCAAGCGCAAGAAGAAACCTTGGTTCTCGCGCAAGTATTACGCTTCGGTCATGAACCTAAGGGACTTCCTTGCCGACAACATGGCCAAAGAATTTGTGGGCGTGGTAGCCCAATCTTTGGACGATAAGTACCTCAGATACAATCACTAAATAGTTCGGAGTTTTAAGGTTATAGGGTTAGAAAGTCAGCCTCAGACAAGCTCGATCCAACCAAGGTAACTTTATAACCTCATAACCTCCAAACTTAAAACTCAACTTATGAACACGACAAACATAACCAAGCAAATCACGGCTTTTCGGGCATTAAGCACCGAAGCCGCCATCACCCCCGAGAATTTGGGCGTAATATTGCAAGCCCTGGCAGACTTGTTCTCTGCTGCCGCAACAAACACGGACTTGCAGTCCCTCACGGCTTGGAAAGCCAATCTTTTGAAACTCTCCACGCTGTTGCAGAGCATCAGTCTTGGGACTGTCGGCACAGACAAGGTCTGTCTGTCCGTTATTCAGGGCAATACCGCAAGTGGCGTGCTGCAACGACAGGCAGACAACATAATCCTCAAAGCCGCCACCACCGCACAAGCCGGGGTGATGTCCGCTGCACAGGTGCAGAGCCTTAAAAGTTGCACCGAGGACATGGCAAGGGCAAAGCTTGCCATCTCCAACTGCAACACAAACATTTCTTCCCTAAAATCTTGGAAAACCAAATTGGGCGAAGCCAAGCAAGTCATTCAGCACTTCAAGCTGGGGGACGTGAACAAGGTGAGTGTGGCATTTTCTGCCACGCTCCTGAACATGGTCACGGGGGAACTGAAAAGCATCAACAATGCTTTTACCCTCCCTGCCGCCACCTCTTCGAGTGCGGGCGTGATGACCGCAGCACAGGTGCAGCAGCTCAACAAGTATTATGACCACGTCTGCAACATCGACAAGGCGGTGTCCGCTGTCACAGACACCATAGCCACTTCCCTTGCTTATACAGGCAGTTCGCGCGTGCTGGCGGCAAGCAATGCCGCAGGCACGCAGCTGTTCAGCGTCACACTGCCTATGGCTACGGCAAGCGTGCCGGGATTGACCACCACACGTGCCGTGACCGATGTGCAGAAGGCTTTGAACACGCGCGTCAAGGAGTTGGGCAATTTCTTGGAAGAGACAGCTGCGCTCAATGCCTTGCGCGACCCTTCAATTTCGGGCAATGCCGAAATCGTGGTGGCGCACCTCACGTATCAGAAGCACATGAGCATCACGCTCATTCAGAACATCGAGAACGACTACTGCCGACAAATCATATTCAACCATGCCAAGGTGTTCCAGCGTGCCATCTACTTTACGGGCAGCGACCGCAAGACGATAAGCTATGCCGAGGACTGGGGCTGTCTGTTCCCTGACCGCATGGCATGGGACGTGAACACGAACAAGTACGTGCTCTCGCAGTTTGGCATGAAGTTCAATGCGCTTTACACGGACGCTATTCCGTTAGCCAGTTCCACAACGGACGGTCTCATGAGCAAGGGGGATAAAAAGACACTGGATGCCACTTCAACAGACTTGGTAAACCTCTACAACATGATCATGACGCTTGGCGAGCGCGTGGACGACTTGGAAAACAAGATGAAAACGATTGAAAGCAAGTTGAATGCCTATTTGGGCGTCAATCATTAAACTTATAAACTATGCCAAAGCATAAAGTCTCTATTCAATTTTGGTCCGCCCTCGCCATGCTCGTAGGCGGCTATGCCCTTGCAGTCGCAGGGTTCATCACACCGCCCAAAGGCGAAATCTCGGACTCTGTCCTGTGGATTTTCTCACAATGTCTCATCTATGCTGGCTCAATCTTCGGAGTAAGCATCTATTATGGACGCAAGGTTACACAGTTTGAGGGCAAGATCATGCAAACGCTTGACAAGGCTATCAAGGACGAGGAGCAGAAACTCAACTCGCAACCTCAAAAAAACACCCAAGCGCAGCCGTAAACTCATTAAACTTATTAAACTCCTAAACTATGCGACGCATCACTGAAATCATCATTCATTGCTCTGCTACTCCCGAAGGCAAGGACTTCACGGTGGAGGACATTCGTCGTTGGCACTTGGCACGCAAGTTTGCTGACATCGGTTATCACTATGTCATCTATCGGGACGGCAGCGTCCACAAGGGACGTGCTGAGAACATAGCTGGCGCCCATTGCCTAGGGCATAATGCCAACAGTATTGGCATCTGTTACATTGGTGGTGTGGCCAAGGACGGAAAAACGCCCAAGGACACACGCACGCCACAACAGAAGCAGGCACTTCGCCAACTCGTGCAGCAGCTTCAGTTCGTTTATCCCCATGCAACCGTGCATGGGCATAACGAGTTTTCAAGCAAAGCTTGCCCATCATTCAATGTACAGAAAGACCTATGAAAGCCAGTCTCTTTCCCATAATCATGTGGCTGTGCCTATTCACTTCGTGCCGCAGTACGCACAAAGTCACAAGTACGAACACGTTTGCCACGGACTCCGCTGTACAGGTGCAGCGGCATCAGTGGCAAACGTCACGCATTGATTCGGTGTGGCGGCACACCGAACTTTTGTTCGACAGCTGCATCGTGAGCTTCGGGGTTGGAGCAGAGACTCCAACTATCGAAGCTCCCCATGCGCTGCAAGATGCTTCTAACGCCAAGGCGCAAAAGACTTCCCGGCAAAAGCCGCAATCCATTCGTATCTATGGCGCACACCTTTCGTCAAGTCGAAAGGAGAGCACCAAGACAGAGACAAGGGAGGAAGACAGCCTCGCTGCGACTCGGCAATCTTCCGCCAACAAGGTTCAGCAGAGGGAGTCCATGGCGAGACCATGGACTTTTCCTGTCAAGTTAGTCTTGACCTTGGTATTCCTTGCAGCCTTGGCTGCCTTTTGGTGGTGCCATCGTCGGGACTCCGATGCTTGATTTTCTTTAATGGGCTAAACACCTTTTCATACTTCAAAGGAGATTAGCCCACGTTTTAGCGGAAAGGCTTCTCAGGGTTCAAAGCCATTCCGTTCAAGCCCAATCCACCCTTTCATACTTCAAGGGAGGTTGGGCTTCTTTCATGCGCGGACCGACTTTTCATGCTTCAAAGTCAGTCCGTTAAGCCCACATCACCTTTCTCGTACCTCGAAAGAAGATGCAGGCTCTATTGTTGGCGGACAGGCTACGTGCCTCGCCAGTCCGTTTTACCGCACAGCGTGCCTTTTTTAGGCAACAAAGCGTGTTGTCGTGCTATGGCGGACAAGTCCGCTAAAACACGACAACACACTCTTTATGCCCGTCAGCGGTCGTCTGAGTACGTGCCTTCAAGTGCCTAACACTATGGCAGATTAGCATCTGCTAAAGTGTTAGGCATTTTTCGGCACGCACACAGACGGATTACCGCCCGTTCGCGGTGGCGTGGGCGGTGGGAGGTCGAGACCCTCAAAGTGTGAAATTTCCCCTTGAAAGGTTGGGATTTTGGAGGCTATCAGAGACCCCAAAAGGCTTCGGGGGTGTGGTGTGGGTGTTTGGTCGGGTGCATTGGGGGCGTTGGATAGTCAGAAACTCCCGAACCTCATGAGTAGAAAGAAACTTGGAGGGTCGTTTTGGATAGTCAGAAACCTTGGATTTTAGCGCATTGCGAAACTTCGGGGTGCTTTGTTGGATAGGTGGAAACTTGGAGGGTCGTTTTAGATAGTTAGAAACCTCGGATTTTTGCACATTGCGAAACTTCGGGGTGCTTTGTTGGGTGGGTGGAAACTTGGCATCTATGCACATGAGAAACTTGGAGTGTGCAATCGTGGTATTTGCGAAACTTCGGGGTGCTTTTTCGTTGTGTGGGTGTGGTGTGTGCGTTGGTTGCTCTTTCTGTATGTTCTTCGCTTTCTCTCTTTTCGGCATTCGTGCATTTTGGGGACTTTTGTCGGGGTGAAGGAACTCAAAAGAGGGTGTTATTTAAGATATGTTTACATATTCCGCTTTAGTGTGGGGGTGGTCGCGGTTTGACGATGTAGGGCGGTCGGGGGGTCTTCCGACGGAGGGGTTAAGGGGAAACCCCTTAACAATCCCCTAAAGACTTCTGTATCAAGGCTTTTGTTTTGCTACTACTTAACAAAACGCGGATTTCTTCAAAAATAACGCCCACTTCGGGAGTGGAAAAGCCTTGATACATCGTCTTTTTTGCTTCTTTGGCGCATGGCTAAATTTGTGCTTATAATAACACCCAAAAAGGAAAGACAATGTCAGACATCAACGCAAATGCTATGGTCACGCTTACAGTGAACGGCAAACAGGCGCAAAATATGCTTGAACAGTTGAAACGGCAAGCGAGCGACCTCGAAGATAAAATAACAAAGGCAGCAGCTGCGGGCGATAAAGTCCAGCTGAAGAAGTTCCAGCGTGAACTAAAGCAGACCCGCCGCCAGATTGGGCAGATAGAGAGTGCAACCCAGGGAGTGGAGAATGTATTGAAAAGATTAGACAAAGCTTCACCGAAAGAGTTGAACAGGACGTTGAAGGAGTTGAAACGCTCACTAAACGGCATCGAACGCGGTACGGACGAGTGGAACAAGCAGTGTGAGAGTATCAAACGTGTAAAGGCTGAAATCGCGAATGTCAATGAGGAGCTAAGGGAAACCGAAAAGGAAAATGTGGGACTTGTGGACCGCATCAATGGCTTTGTGGACAAGTGGGGCAACATCATTGCAGGGGTGGCAGCTGTTGGCACGGGACTTGTCATGGCAGGACGCAAGGCGGTGAACGCTTTTGCAGAAATGGACGCGGAAATGGCGAATGTGCGCAAGTTTACGGGTTTAGCTGATGACGAGGTAAAGGAACTGAATGAGGACTTTAAGAAGATGGACACGCGTACAAGCCGTGAAGATTTGAACAAACTCGCAGAGGAAGCGGGGCGACTCGGAAAGTCTTCAAAAGAAGATGTCTTGGGCTTTGTCAAAGCTGCTGACCAAATCAATGTGGCGCTTGATGAACTCGGGGACGGGGCAACCCTTACTTTGTCGAAATTGACAAATATATTCGGTGATGAAGCACGCTTGGGAACTGAAAAATCCTTACTTGCTGTTGGCTCGGTTATCAACGACCTCTCACAAAATTGTACGGCAAGTGCTGGCTACCTCGCTGAGTTTGGCAAGCGCATGGCGGGTGTGGGCGCACAAGCGGGTATGACTATTCCGCAAATTATGGCTTTTGCAGCGGTGTTGGATAGCCAAGGTCAAGCGTGCGAGATGTCGGCAACGGCACTCTCGCAACTCATCATGAACTTGTTCAAGGAGCCAAGCAAGATTGCCAAGGCAACGGGCATGGATTTGGACGAGTTGAACAAAGCGCTCAAACGTTCTACAAATGAAGGGTTACTTATGCTCCTTCAAAAGTTGAAGGAGTTGGGCAACATGGACGTTCTCGCTCCTGTTTTCAAAAACATGGGTGAGAATGGTGCCCGTGCTTCACAGGTTTTGGCAACCTTAGCCGGCAATGTGGAAATGGTGAAGTGGCAACAGGAACAAGCGACACAGTCGTTTGAAGATGCCACTTCGGTGACGAATGAGTTTAATGTGCAGAACTCGACTGTCGAGGCGGAACTGGATAAGGCAAGAAAACGTGTCACGGAGTTGGCTATCGAATTGGGCGAAAAACTGATGCCCGTCATGAAGCACGTGATTAGTACCACAACCCTTACTCTAAAGGCGATGAGCACGACAATAGACTTCCTTGTTAGAAACAAAGAAGCTATTATCGTGTTGACGGCTATGGTGGCAGCTTACACCATCGCAGTGAAAGCCAATGCAATAGCTCTTAAAGCACAAGCGGCATGGCATGCCGTGTGCAAGGGTACGGCTTTGGCGTATCATGCGGTAGTGAATACGCTGCAAGCTGGGCATATTGCTTTGAACCTTGTACTTGCCAAGTTACAAGGCAATTGGGCTAAGCAGTCCTCACTCATGGTGGACTTGAAACGAAAGGGGTTGTCTCTCGCTTCGGGTTGGGGTGTCTTGCTCGCAGCTGCTGTGGCGCTTGGCTATGGCATTTACAAGATGACTAAAAAAGTGAATGAAGCTGCCGAGGGCGAAAAGGCTTTGGCTGCTGTTCGCCTGAAAGGTCAAGAAGCTATTGTGGAGGAGAAGAACAAGATTGATGCACTGGTCAAGGTGGCACGTAATGAGAAACTTTCTTTGGATGATAGACAAAAAGCAGTACAAGCACTGAATAAAATTATCCCGAACTACAATGCGCAGTTGGACGCGACCACGGGTAAATACAAGGAGAACAAGGATGCTTTGGACGACTATCTGAACTCTCTTGCCAAGAAATATGAGTTGGAAGGTGCCAAGGATTTACTCAAAGAGATTGGCAAACAAAAGGCGCAACTTACAATGGAGATTAAGCAGTTGGACGAGGAAGCTGCGGAGTATGATGAAAAGCAGAAGAAGGTTGAATCTGCCAAGGGAAACACGATGTATAGCTATGGTACTGCTGGCGGAACAATGGCGAGTTACAGCGGTATTGCCAATGGTTCACAAGCTGCCATCAAACGAAGTAAAGCGAACAGCAAACGCAAGGAACTGCAAAAACTGAATGCACGTCAGAAAGCTATTACAGACACTTATGGCGATGACCTCGGCAAACAAGCTGCCGAGGAAACCAATAATAAACCTGTCGTCACGAACACTGGTGGAGATGGTGGCGGTGTGCCTGTAGTGGACGATGATAAGAAGAATAAAAAGTCTGACAAGTTCAAGGCGGAACAAGATTGGCAGAAGGAACAGAATGCGCTCAACAAGAAAGCCTACATGGAGGGTGAAAAGGATTATGAAGCTTATGTCTCTCGTATGGAGGAGATTGAGCAAGAATTTTATCAAAAAGTGCTTGCTAACAAGAAGATCACCGCAGAGGAGAAAGCCGAAGCGGAAGCAAGTTTGGCGGAAGCAAAGAAAAAGCAGACTGACCGCAAAAACTCTCCCGATGATTGGAAAGCGAAAGAAGAAGCGCTCAACCGCATTGCCTATGCAAAGGGTGAGAAGGATTATGAGCAATACACCGCACGCATGGACGAGATCAACGTGCAATATTGGAAAAAGAAGATGGAGCGTTCTGACGTTTCTGCTAAGGACCTCTTGGAAGCGCAAGCGCAATACCAGGAGGCTATAAAGAAACAGGAAGATAACGCGACTTCTGCTTCTCGCGAACGAGAAGATAAAGCGTATAATGCGCAACTCGCGGAGTTGAAGCAACGCTATATTGATGGACTTTCTGACACCAAGACCTACGAAGATGCCGTGGAGTTGGCTGAGTTGGAACATCTTCGCAAAGTGGTGCAGCTTTACAAGGAAGGCACCAAGGAACGCTTGGCAGCTGAAAAGGAATATCAGAACAAAGTATTTGCCAATCAGCAAAAGATTATCCAACGCCAGCAACAAGTGAAACAGCAGCTCAAAGAGGAGTACTTTGGGGCAAATGCTGATGAACGTTTGACTAAGTACGATAGTGATATGGCTGCTTTGGAACAGGTATATCATGCTGAAGTAAAAGCAGCTGGCGACAATGCGGCAGAGAAACTGCGCATTGAGGAAGCATTTGAAAAAGCAAAGCTGGCTTTGCGTAAGAAATATGCCATTGATAGTATTGGCGTCACAAAGAATGGCATGGAGAAAGCCAATGAAAAATTGGCTAATTGGTTGGAGAGCGATGCCGGGCAAGCCGTTACGCAATCGTTCTCCACTGTCATGAGTGGCATGGGGGAGATATTCAGTGGCGTTTCTTCTCTCGTCCAGGCGGAACTAGAGAAGGAAACAGCCGCCATCAATGCCCGCTATTCTGCGGAGATTTCTGCGGCAGAAGGTAACAACTACAAGGTGGCGAAACTTGAAAAGGAGAAACAAGCCGCCCTTGCCAAAGCGAAGAACGAGGCGAACAAAAAGTTGTTTGCCATGCAGGTTATTCAAGCGGTGGCGCAGACGGCCCAAAACGCGATTTCTGCTTATGGTTCGGCAGCGGCTATTCCTGTGGTCGGTTATATCATGGCACCTATTGCAGCGGCTATGGCTATTGCTGCGGGCATGATACAGATTGCCGCGATCAAAAAGCAACAACAGGCAAGTGAGGCACAAGGATATGCACAAGGTGGTTTCACTCCGCAAGGCAGAGTAAACGAAGAAGTGGGCGTAGTCCATGCTGGGGAATGGGTGGCATCGCAAAAGTTGCTCGCATCACCTGTGGCTCGTCCGCTCATCAATGCGCTGGACTATGCACAAAGAACGAACACCATCGGATCCTTGCGAGCCGATGATGTTTCACGAACAATTATAGGAACAGGTGCGGTGGCTTCGCCTTCACCGCAACCTGTAATTATTCAAGCCCCCACGGACAATGTCGCTTCGGCAGCTTTGGCACAGAGTGCAGCTGTACTTAGTAGGTACGAAGAAACAATGAACCGACTAAGCCAAAGGCTGAATGAGCCTTTTGTTACCGTGAACACAGTGACAGGGGACACGGGTATCAAGCAAGCGCAAGATGAGTATGATACGCTCATGCGCAACAAATCTCCTAAATCAAGACGCAAATAAGAAGCCTTATGGAAATCATTATCAACAACCAACAAGCCGTATTGAAGGAAGGCACTTCGTTTGACTTCATTGCTGAAAACAGATTGTTTACGGGAAGTGACAGCTATACGCTAACCATCACTTTTCCTTTGCGAGGGTGTGCCCAAAACATAGCGATATTTGGGCATATCCACCGCGCAGATGTGGCTAAAAACAAAGTGGTGTTCGATTGCGAAATTCGCGATCGTGACTTCTATCGGAGTGGCACTATCACCATTACGGAAATTTCTGATGTGGAAGTCAAGACGCAATTCTTGGAGGGACGCAGTGAGCAAAACTTTGATGAGACATTCGACGATATTTATTTGAATGAACTGGATTTGGGCTATCCCACAAGCCGAGTGGCGGTTGCAGGGCATTGCATGGACGATATGCGCCCATACCCTGATAATTTCTGGATTCCGTTGCCCTGGGTGAATAACACTTCGGGGAACATTCAGAATGAAATGGTGTGGAGTGCAGACAAGAATGAATTTATTTGGCCGCATGAAACCAATGCGCAAACGGGAGCACAGGCTTTGTCGTTTCAGCCTTACTTGTTGTATATCCTTAGCAGAATATGCAAACAGGTGGGTTATACGTGGGATTTTATGGCGTTGGAAAACTCTGCCTTTGCCAAGCTCCTTATATGCAACACCTTGCCTGCGGCATGGGGCGCTTATAACTTTGCACTTGCTTTGCCACATTGGACGCTGACAGAGTTCTTTGAAGAGTTGGAGAAGTTTCTGTTTGGAAATTTCACCATCAACCACAAACAGAAAACGATTTCGTTCAAATTCTCTGATGCCATTGCTACGGAAGCAGACGAGGTGCTGTTGGACAAGGTGGTGGACAGTTATACCACCCAAATCACACAGGAGGACAAGTCGGAATACTTGGGGGGCGTGAATGTGAAGTATGAGGACAATGGCAGTTTGCTTTGGGCGTATCATTCGTGTGATTGGTACATTCGTAAATATGGCAAGGATGCCAAGGTTTATGATAAAATGGCAGATTTGTTGGAAGCGGCAAAGTCGCTTAAAATAAGTGGGGTGTACACAAGGCAAACAAGACCGCACAGCAGTAGCACGCAATATGTGCGTGGCTACAAATATGGCTCTGACGGACACAAATTGTTTTATGTCAAAGAAAATCACATGTACTTTGTCATGTACTGCTACAAGTCGGAGTTTGTGACAGAGGGTGTTTCGGGTTTTTCAGACAAGACGAAAACGAAGTGGTATCGCTATTACAATCGTTTGCTCCCCGTCAATGCCTATGGGGAACGCTTTGCGGACAAGAATGCAGAGGACTTGGAACTGAAAATCGTGCCTGCTTGGATTGAGGGGACGGGAGACAGCCACGGCAATATGCTTTTCTTGAATTGTGGTGAGATGGGAAGCAGTGAGAATTGGACATTGACAGAAGATGGGAACGGTTCTTCAAGCGGTGGTCGTACAGACCGTGTGTTTGGCAGTTCAACGTCAGCCAATACCATTGACTACGATGCCGGAGATTTGGCGCAAGGGGCTGCAAGCCGTACCATTGCCAAGGGAGAGAACAAGAACACGGACGCTTACTTTGACCAAATATATATGGGCTTTTGGAACGGGGTGCAGTACTTCAAGCCGTATATGCCGCACCCTGTGGTGGACTTTGTGGAAGTCTCAGACGATTTCCAGGCATTCGTCACGCCTTATTCACTTCGCTTGAATGAGGGAATGTGGGAGGAGAAACGCGAAGTGTTGTACAAAATAGATGGCAAGAAGAAGTATCAGTTCTCGTTTTTGTCTGATACCTTGCCCAACCCACGCGCCTTATATTATATAAGGGGAGGCAAGTATGTTTGCGAAAAAATAACTGCGACATTCAAGGAGAGTGGAATGTCGCAGCTATTGAAAGGCACGTTCTATCGTGTTTTAGATGAAGATGAATGAAATTTAGATGATGGCGCCCTGGAGTGCTGTGGCATGGCGCTCGATGGTGGTACGCAAAACCTTTGCGTAAATCTGTGTGGTCCGAATGTCCTCATGTCCGAGCATTCGGGCTACATTTTCGATGGGGACATCGTGCGCCAAGGCGAGTGTGGCAAAGCTGTGGCGGGCAACGTGGAAGGTCAGATTTTTCTTGATGCCAAGCTGGGCTTGTATCAAGTGAAGGTAATCATTTGCCTTTTGGTTGGAAATCTTGGGCAATTTGAAGTCGTATTTTTTCAACACTTCCATAGCTGGCGCAAGGATAGGGGTGAAGAACTTCGTGTCGGTCTTGATGCGGTTCCCATCAATGAAAACCAAATCACCCTCCTTCACTGTCATAGATTGATAGTCAAAGTTCTGCACATCGCAGAAAGCAAGACCTGTGTAAGCGGAGAAGATAAAGAGGTCGCGCACCCGTTCCAACTTTCCATCAAAGGGATAGTCGCGCATTTTCTTCAATTCGGTTTCAAGTAGAGGTTGGCGCTCTTTGCTCTTGCCACGGGTCACACTCACAATTTTGTAAGGATTGCGCGGTATCTCGTCCAGTCGTGCTAGTTCGCCCACCCATTTCTTCAGGCGTTTGTGGTAGCCATAGATGGTGACGTCACTCCGCTCGCCATTGTGCAGCCATCGGTCAAAGGCAAGAATGTTCTTGGGGGTCAAGTCGCCATACGTCTTTAGTTTGCCGTAGGTCTTGACGGCATCAATCACTACTTGCTTGTGCTTGCGCGTGCCGATTTTAATGTCCTCGGCTGCCAAAGCTTCCTCGCAGTAGGCGATGAAATCTTTTTGAGCTAAGATCTCTTCGGGTGAAAGTTCTGGCTCATTGTTTTTTGCTTGTTCTTCGTAGAAATGCTTGTTGAAATTTTCAACATTCGATTCCTCACCAAGAACGTTCATGGTGACGAGAATGTTTTCACATTTCTCTACCACAGCTTTTACTTCTGAAGAATTGGAATCTTTTTCCCACTCTTCGGGAGTTGATGTCCCGATAAGAACGTATTTACGGACCTTCTTGCCCAAGTTTACTACAACATCAACGTAGCCATAACCTTTTTGGGCTGCTTCCTTTCTTCTGTCGAAAACGACCTTTACTGCTTTACTCTTCATGAGAATAGTAGGTATTAAGCGGAAAAAATCGCTCCGAGCAGAAAAAAATGCCTATTTCAGCATTTTTTTTTGAAAGAGGTGAGGTGTATCACTTTTTATGTATCACCTTTTCCAAAGATGTATCACCTATTGTATCACCTTTTTGGCTTATGAGGGCTCGTGGTGGCGCATGTAGGCTACTTGGAGTGATTTTCAACCGCAGTAGTTGAACTTACCATCTCCTTAATTGAACATATACTTTTATGTTTTTTGTTAGGCTAATCAAAGTGTGTAAATGCTTGATAACCAACAAAAAAGTGGACTCTACTTTCGTAAAATCCACTTAATACTTTTCTTTAGAATTGATTTTTCTTCGTGATCCTGCAAGAGTCACTCAGTGACTCCGTTGGGAATATAAGTGACTTGCTTGGAATCATAAGTGACTCGCTTGGGGTTCGAACCCAAGACCCCAACATTAAAAGTGTTGTGCTCTACCAACTGAGCTAGCGAGTCAATCCGTTTTGCATTGAGATAAATGAATCTTTATCTGTTTTGCGAGTGCAAAGGTATGTCTTTTTGGTAAAACCACCAAATAAATCTTACTTTTTTTTCATTTCACCATTAATTATTTGAGTTCTTGCGTAAAAATTAACGAGTTAAGGAAAGATTTTTATGTATAATTGTCCGTACAATGTCGGGGGACGTCGTCCCTAAATATATTAGGTATGCCACTCTACGCGAACGCCTCAAGCATTTCGATAAAGCGCTTGGAGAGTCCAACCTTAATCTACATAGGCGGCATATCGCTTCGTAGTTAATGCAAACGTAAAAAGGAAGAAGTTTTAGGACGCACCATCCTAATACTACCTCAAATCCGCATCAAATATTAGCAAGGGCGACTTCAGCAGAATATAGCCTTTGCAGTGCTTGATAAAACTGCAATTCGCTACAGAGCCACAAATAACAGTCCAAAGACCCCCAATTATTGAAAAAGTCGTTAGAGACTGAGATAAATGCATTAAAGTCACTAAATTTGCAGCATAAAAGCGTGAATGCGATGTTATTTGGTTTTCTTCTCCACCCAAATAAACCTTTTCGCGAAGCTAAATGAGCAAAAGAAAAACGCGTTTCAACTTAGCCGTGGCGAGAAAAGGTGCGCAAAAGCGTATAAAAACACGCACCATGCTTTTAGACAATATACATTATATATAAGTATGCAAGGATTTATACAAACAGAAGAAATAAAGGCCGAAACAGCTATTCTTGTGGGCTTGGTAACAAAGAACCAAAATGAACGCAAAACACAAGAATACTTAGATGAGCTTGAATTTTTGGCCGAGACAGCAGGTGCTGTTACCGTAAAGCGTTTTACGCAGAAAATGGACGGACCTTCCTCTGTTACCTATGTCGGAAAAGGTAAATTGGAGGAGATTAGAGCTTATATCGAAAGCGAAGAAGAGAATGAGCGCGAAATTGGTATGGTGATATTTGACGACGAACTCTCTGCAAAGCAGTTGCGTAATATCGGTCAAGCACTAGGCGTAAAGATACTCGACCGCACCAACCTTATTCTTGACATATTTGCCATGCGTGCACAGACAGCGAATGCAAAAACGCAAGTAGAATTGGCACAATATCGTTATATGTTGCCTCGCTTGCAGCGTCTGTGGACTCACCTGGAACGCCAAGGAGGTGGCTCTGGCTCGGGTAGCGGCAAAGGTGGTTCAGTAGGTTTGCGTGGCCCTGGTGAAACGCAGCTTGAAATGGACCGCCGTATCATTCTAAACCGTATGTCGTTGCTTAAGCAGCGCTTGGCCGACATTGACCGACAAAAAACAACACAACGCAAAAACCGTGGTCGCCTCATTCGCGTGGCCTTGGTGGGATATACCAACGTAGGTAAATCAACATTGATAAACTTATTGGCCAAGACAGAGGTATTCGCCGAGAACAAACTTTTTGCTACGCTTGATACGACCGTTCGTAAGGTAATCATTGACAACTTACCTTTCCTCTTAGCCGACACGGTTGGGTTTATCCGTAAGTTACCTACCGACTTAGTAGAGTCGTTTAAAAGCACCTTGGACGAGGTGCGTGAGGCAGACCTTTTGGTACACGTGGTTGACGTATCTCACCCCGACTTTATAGAACAGATTGAGGTGGTGAATAAAACGCTGCAAGACTTAGGTTGCGCTGAGAAGCCACAAATCTTGATCTTTAACAAGATGGACGCATATACTTGGACTGAGAAGGACCCTGACGATCTCACACCGGCAACGAAAGAGAATGTATCGCTCGATGAATTGAAAAATACATGGATGGCAAAAATGGGCGACGATTGCATCTTTATTTCTGCGCGCGAACGTCAGAATATTGATGAACTCAAACAATTGCTCTATACACGCATCAAACAATTACACGTACAGAAGTATCCCTACAACGACTTCTTATTTGAACATTACGAAGCGTAATTCTACTATAGCTGACAAGTTTTTTTTGTTGACAAGTTGACAAGTAAACAGGTTGACAAGTAAGTTTGTATTATAATTAACGAATGGACGAATGAAAGAGTTGACATTAAACTGTACACCCTAACAGATAACACAAACTTATTTGTCAACTCGTCAATAAAAACAAACTTACCCGTCAACTTGTCAACTAAAAACGAACCTACCTGTTAACCCGTTAACTCGTCAACTTGTTAACTCGTTAACTAAAAAACTAACAACCTATCATTTTGAGACCATTAGTAAAAAGACAGTACATACTACCTTTTGTACTGATTACGTCCCTGTTCTTCCTTTGGGGAGCAGCACATTCCATACTCGACGTACTCAATAAGCACTTTCAATTAGTCATTCCTGGTATGAACCATGCCCATTCCTCAATGGTGCAAGTAATGTTCTACTTGGGGTATTTTGTAATGGCCATTCCTGCAGGAATTATTATCGACCGTCGCGGCTACCGAACGGGGGTCATCGTAGGACTACTGCTTTATGGATTTGGCGCATTATTGTTTTGGCCTGGAGCACAAATCATGTCATTTGAGTTCTTCCTAATGTCACTCTTCATCATAGCTTGTGGATTGGTATTTCTTGAAACGGCGGCCAATCCTTACGTGACAGAATTGGGCGATGTAGAAACAGCAGCATCACGTTTGAATTTAGCACAGTCATTGAACGGATTAGGCTGTATCTGCGGTCCATTATTTGGTGGACTCTTGCTCTTCTCCGATGGTGGGAACGAACGCATTGCCCTACCCTACGTCGTTATGGGCATTGTCGTGTTAGCTGTAGCATTGCTATTTACACGAGTGAAACTGCCCGAGATTGCGCATCAAGACGAACACGAAACAAAAGCCACGGCAGAAAAACATCGCATCAGCAGTCTATTTCGGAATAAAGGATTCCTATTTGGCCTCTTTGCCTTGTTTAGCTATGAAGTATCTGAAATATCCATCAACAGCTTCTTTATTAACTACGTAGCCGATGGTGGATGGATGAATGCCCGCGATGCAAGCATTGCATTATCATTCGGTGGCTTATCACTCTTTATGTTAGGCCGCGTATTGGGAAGTTTTATAATGCAACACGTTGCCAGCGAACGAGTCTTACGCGTTTGCGCCATAGGGACGTTTATCACCACATTGGCCGTCGTACTCAATATGGGAGTGCTCTCATTAGGGGCCTTAGTGTTGATCTACGTGTTCGAAAGCATCATGTTCCCCACTATCTTCGCACTTTCACTCAAGGACTTAGGGCCACTAACCAAACGTGCTTCATCACTGCTGATGATGACCCCCATAGGAGGTGCCGTAGGCCCTTTGATGATGGGACTTGTAGCCGATGCCAGCACGATGTCTGTAGCCTTCATCGTACCCCTTATAGGCTTCGCTAATGTAGCCGCTTATGCTTTTTCTGATAAAAAAGTTTGAAAAAGATTTGGAGGTTAAATAAAAACTTCATACCTTTGCACTCGCAAAAACGAAACAAACGTTTCAGTTTAAGCAGTGCAATGCGGAAATAGCTCAGTTGGTAGAGCACAACCTTGCCAAGGTTGGGGTCGCGAGTTCGAGTCTCGTTTTCCGCTCTTAATATCGAAGCATGTCTTCCAAATTCGTGAAGATTATTCGAGCCATACATATTATAACGAAACATTCTGGAGAGGTGGCGGAATTGGTAGACGCGCTACTTTGAGGGGGTAGTGACAATTGTGTCGTGGGAGTTCGAGTCTCCTCCTCTTCACTTATGTTTTAGGTTGCATAGCGATATGCACACTTTGCGGAAATAGCTCAGTTGGTAGAGCACAACCTTGCCAAGGTTGGGGTCGCGAGT